AGCGCAGCGCGCCGGGATCGCCGGGGTCCACCGCGAGCCGCCGCGCGAGGTCGTCCTTGTAGTACTTGGTGTTGACGTTCAGGATCCGGAGGCCACCCGGGATGGGTTTCTTCTTGCCCGGGTAGTACTGGACCGCGCTCCAGTTGTGCGGCACGGCCATGGTGTCCCGGCCGAAAGTTGGCACAAGCCGGCCGGGGTGGCGGCGGGCGAAGTCGTAGACCTCGGCCGTGCGGTGCCCGCCGGCGTCCTGCAGGGCGAGGGTGACCGCGTAGCGCACACCGTCCGCGTCGGCGAGCTCGTCCTCCCACAGATAGCGGGCGAGGTCGGAGAGGCTGAGCGCGAAGCCCGAGCGCACCTCCCAGCCCGGCATCGTGCCACCCTCGATGGGCCAGCCCCAGGCGTAGATCGCATACCAGAAGCCGTCGTCCTGGGTGTCCACCCCGGCCGTCAGCTTCTGCACCACCCCGCCGGCCGGCACCGCCCCGCGCGGCCGGTCGTCGCGCAGCGAAAGGATCGCCTCTTCCTTCCTCACCTGCGCGTATTCCACCCAGGGCTCGGCCGCGTAGCCGTTCTGGAAATCCTTCAACTTCGCCTTGTTCTTCGCCCCCTTCAGGAAGGCGGCCGCGCACTCGGATAGCCCCACGAAATAGGAGAGCCAGGCCGGGATGTGGAAGGCGATCTTCGCTGGCCTCCGGGCGCGCAGGAAATCCCACAGGGCAAGGCCGCTCTCCCGCTCGCGCCACCCACCGGCGCGCACGGCCCGGTTTCGGTCCTCGTCGTCCCAGTGCGCGTGGCACTCGCGGCACTCGTAGCGCGCGAGGTTCGCGCGCTCGATCTCGTTGGGATCGCGTGCCTCCGCCGGCCACCGGATGCCGCAGCCCTCCTCCCGCGTGCCGAACACCATGCGCTGCGCAGCGCCGCAGAAGGGGCAGGCCACGTGGAAGTCGAAGCGCGCCTCGGCCGCAAGAAACGCCTGCCAGATCGGGCCGGCCTCGATGGAGGGAGAGGAAATCTTCCAGTTCTTGGAGCTGCCGCGGTAGGTGCGCAGGCGCTTTTCGGCCAGGCTGATCGGGTCCGCCTCCTTCGAAGTGGCGGCCTGGGCGAACTTGTCCACCTCGTCCTGCACCAGGTACTTGATGGGCTTGTTGGAGAGCCGCGCCACCGAGCGCGCCCAGCCGAAATAGATCGGCATGTGGGCGAGGCGGATGTAGAGGTTCTGCAGGTCCTCCACCACCGAGCGCACGTAGCCGCGCAGGCGCGGTGAGTCCGTGATCATGGTCTGGATGCGGTCCCGTGCGTTCTCCCTGCCGGTGTCGCGGTCCGGGTAGGTGTAGAGGGCCGGCCCGGGGGCGCGGTCGATGGCGTAGCCGATGCAGTTGTTGACGAAGTCCGATTTCCCGGTCTGAGGGGCCCCGCAGATCACGATCTCGCGCACGCTCTCGAAAAAGCTCGCGTCCATGATGCCGACCCCGTAGGGGGCGACCTCGTTGCGCCAGGGGCCGGGCACAGCAGATAGGCTCACCCACCGGTGGCGCTCGGCCCAGCGGCTGGGGGCGATCTTGCGCCGCTTGCGCAGCACCTTGCGCTCGGCCGCGCTGAAGGCGCCCGGGATCTCGAGCCGGCCGGCCGCGGCGGCGAGCCGCTCGGCCAGCTCCGGCCACAGCCAGGCGGGGCGGCGCAAAGTATATGCGGCGGGGGCGCTCATCCGGCCTCCTCCCCCTCATCGGACTCCATGATGACGGCGATGAAGCTCTGGATCCGGGCGAACTCGTTCAACTGGGCGTCCACGAGCTCGTGGCAGCGGCGGACGACGAGCTGGTTCCGCTCGGTCTTGTCGGTTACTGCCGCGGCCTCCTCCATCACGGCCGGGACCCCGACGGTGAGCGCGTGCTTCAACCCCGCCTCGAAGGCCGCCGCGCGGCCGGCGAGCTCGAGGTGCACCTGCTCGCGCGGCATGAGGAGCCCCTCGGCCACGTCGTTGCGGCGCTTGCGTTCGCGCGCCATCTCCCGCTGCAGGTCGGCCTCCCAGCGCAGCTTCTCGGTCGAGGCCTGGGCGGTCTCGGCCGGGGTTAAGGCCTCGGGCTTCTCGAGGCGCGCGTCCGGGTTCGCGATGTAGGCCCGCAGGGCGCTCTCGGCGACCGTCTTGTCCTGCCGCATCTTAAGCAGGCCGCGCTTGACATCGTTGTAGAGCTTGCTCTTTTTCAGCGCGAAGCCCTCACGGTGCAGCTGGGCCAGGACCTCCTCGCGGTTCTTGTAGATCCGCTCCGGCGGGCCGGACGGAGCGGGGCTTGCGGCCTCCTCGAACGCCCGCTTGGCCGCCTGCGCCGCGGCGATGTTCGCCGCCGTGGGGTCCTGCTCCACCCGCTCCTGGGCGATCTTGAGCGCGGTCGCCAGCACCGCGAGGTGCCGCTCGGCCAGCTCGGCCGGCGTGGGCGCTGCCGGGGTTTGCGTGCCTTCGGTCATGACGGCCTCAAGTCCCCTTCAAAATGTTCTTGCCGTTGATGATCTCCTCCCCGTGCCCGAGCAGGTAGTCGAGGACCTCGCAGTCCATGAACACGAGCTGCGAGATGCGGCGGGCGGTCTCCCAGTTTTTGCGCTTCCAGTCGTGGTTCTCCCTGATCCAGACCCGCGATCCGCCGGCGGCGACGCGGATCTCGACCGGGTGCCGGCGCAGGAGTTGGGCGAGCTCGGCGACCGCGCCCAGCTCCTGGCCGCCGGCGTCGTCTCCCGGCTCCCGCGCGGCCGCCTCCGCACCGGCCGGCTCCCCCTCGGCCGCCCCCCGCGCGCCGGGCGGATTTTCGCGTTCATCCAAAACGCACTCCTCCCGCCGGCCGGTCACAAGACCGATGGGCGAAGGACCGGTCCGCCAGCCGGGCGGCAGCCCCGCCAGGATCCAGGCGCGGATGTCGGCGCCGGCCGCGTAGGCCTCGCCGGCGTCCTTGCCGGATAGAACCGGCCAGCGCCGGGCCTGGGGGAACGCCTGCCGCCACCAGGTCCAGCCCTTGCCGCCGGAGAGGTCCCCGTCGCCGTAGTCGAGCGCGACCAGGATCACCGCGCACTCGGCGAGGAGCTGCGTGAGCGCCGGGCCCGGTTTGGCCTTCGAGGTGCCCATGGCGACGACCGCGGCGAGATCCGCGGCCTGGCCGGCGATCATGATGGCGTCCAGGTCGTTCTCCACGATCACCGCCGCGCGGTTTGGCAGCCCGTGGGCCCGGCAGGCCATGGAGGAGCCCGGCATGTTGTAGTAGCGCGGCTCCTGGTCCGAGAAGCGACGGATCCGGATCCGGCGCACCGCGGCCGCTCCCTCCGGCCCGGAGGCCTCGAGCAGCGGGATGACCAGGCCCGCGGGGATCCAGAGCTTCTTCTCGGAGCCGTCCGCCTTCAGCTCCCGCGGCAGGCCCCAGCTCGCGCGCTGGCGCCAGCGGTCATCGGATAGCCACCCCAGGCGCATGCCGGCGGCGGTCTTCCGCGAGATGCCGCGCTTCTTGAGCCATTTCAAGATGTAGTCGTTTTCGGCGAGGGCCTTTTCGGCATGTTCCACCAGGGCGAGGGCCTTCTGCTGCCAGAGATCAGGCGGCGGCGCGCTTTTTTCGGGGGCAGGAGCCGGCGCCGCGGGTGCCGCGGGCGGAGCGGCCCCCGGAAGCCTGGGCGCAACGTAGGCGTGCCGGCCTCCGCCCGCCGGCGCCTCGAGGCCGAGGGCCGCGAAGGCCTCCGGGTAACTCTTGCCGTCGAAGTCGACCAGGAACTGGACGACGTCGCCCCCCTTGCCGCAGCCGCGGCACCAGTAAATCCCCACGCGCTCGGAACGCCGGGAGTCGGTGCGGTCCGGCCAGACGCGGAACCGGTCGCGGCCGCCGCAGCCCGGGCAGGGTCCGACGTATTCGCCGCCGTGGGTGCCGGCCGTCTTGCGCAGCTGGGTCTTTTCCTGGGCCAGGGAGAGCATGTCCATGGGCTGGACCTTTGAAAAATAAGATTTTATAATGATTTCAGCACTGTTATGTCTATATCTTGGACCTTAGGACCTTATTCCCTTATATTGGTAGGTATATGTGTTTTTTAATAATTAAGGTGCCAATATAAGGGGAAAATAGGTCCCAAGGTCCATCCGTCCCGAATGCTTTTGCGCAACACGTTGAAAAAGCTGAAAAAATGAATTTGGACGATTAGCCGTACATCAGTCCCACCCTCCGATTTTATCCTGGCCGTCGGGCTCCAGGCAGTCGATCCCGTAGTAGAGGTAGGTGCCGCGCTTCTCGCGGCGGAACTTCTTGGTGAGCATCTGGCCGAAGCGCCGCTGGCTGGGAGACTTCTTGCGGCTCACGTTCTCCTCGTACCAGGTCTGAAAGTTGGCGTAGAGCTTCGCCGCCTTGGTGACCGCGGCCGGGTCGATGATGCAGCACTCGTCGATCCAGTCCTGCAGGAGGTCCTCCTCGCGGCGGTACTCGTTGGTGGCCTCGCGGACGACGGTGGGCGGGTCGAGGCCGATGCGCTGCCACTCCAGGCACCCGCGCACGAGCCAGGCGAGAATGCCGGGCGCCTCCCGCTGCAGCTTCTCCCCCAGGCCAAGGTCCGCGCGGCGCTCGTTGTCGGCCTGGGGCTGGCGGTTGACGAAGGAGAGCTTGAACGGGATCAGGTGGATCCGCTCCCAGAAGGCGAAGTCGTCGCTGGGGGCGTGCGGGCGGTTGTTGGTCATGAGCACGAGCTTGTGGCTGGGGCGGAAGGAGACCTCGTACTTGTCGTTGGGCCAGCGGCCGACAAGCGTGTCCGATCCGGTGAGCCACTTGACGCGCGAGGTGGAGAAGCGGCGGTTGTCGTCGGACTCCGAGGCCCAGGTGAAACGCGCCCCCTTGAGGGCCATGATGTCGGGTGAGGGGCCTGCCGAGCTGCGGCTGCGGCCCTGGTCGAGGAGCATCTCGACCTGGATGGGGTTGGCGAGGTCGCCCAGCACGTGCTTGATGGTCTCGATGATGGTGCCCTTGCCGTTTCGCCCCTGCCCCCAGAAGACGGGCAGGATGTTCTCGTGGGTGTGGCCGGTGATGCAGTAGCCGAGCAGGCGCCAGACGTAGGCGATCAGCGGCTCGTCGTTGTCGAAGACATCGATCAGAAACCGCTCCCAGGTGGGGGCCGGGTGGTCGATGCCGCGCCACTGGGTCGGGGCCGACTTAAACAGGAACTGCTCCGGCCGGCCGCGCTCGAGCTCGCCTGTTCTCAGGTTGATGACGCCGTTCGCGCAGGGCAGCACCCAGGGGTTGAGGTCGAGCTCATCCCCCCGGATCGAAAGCGGCTGGGGCCCGGTGTGCGCGAACTGGATGCAGCAGCTGCGGCCGCGCACCCCCCGCAGCTTGAGCGCGCGGCGGTGGCACTTGTCCAGGCGGCTCTTCAGCCGACGCACCTTGTCCCCGTCGGGGGTCGGCATCCGGGTCTCCTTGGCGATCGCGGCGTTGGTGGCCGCCGCGAGCTCGAGGTACTTCTCGGCCACGGCCTCGACCGCGGCCACGGCCTCCGAAAGCTGGTCGACCTCCCAGTGGTGGCCGGCCCACTTGAGCCACTTCTGGGAGCTGGTGTTGTAAACGTAGCGACCCTGGTGGAGGCCAGCGTAGAGCAAGCCGTCGCCAAGCTCGTTGCAGCGCAGGCACCCCTTGACGAACGCGAGGGTGACCTCGCGCCTTCCGTTTCCGCCGCCGCCGGCACCCTTCTCAGCCAATGCGGCCGCCTCGGCCGCGGCCCGAGCCTCCACCGCCTGGCGGATCTGCTCCTCCGTCATCCCCGCCGGATCCGGGCCCGCATCGCCCTTTTTTTCGGAATCGTCTTTCAACGCTCGCTCACACCGCGCTCAAACCGAGGCGATTCCAAAATTCCATTCCAAAAAAATCCCCCGCCGCGCAAACCAATCGCGGTCGTCGAAACCGTGATTTGAAGGCTTGCGGAAGGACCCGCCGCGAATAGGACTTTGGATGGTTTGCCTTTATGTGAGGGGCGCGGGGAGCCCTTCGAAAGACGGGGCGCGGGGAGATGGTCCGTTCCAGGTTCATTCCGTGGATCTACCTCGATTTAGGCGGCTTCGGTCGTAGCGGTCGTATGGTCCAGCTCGGCTGCGCATCGGCTGCAAAGATCCGGCTCCACCCAATGGCAGGGCTCGCCGGTTGCTTCGACACACTCGCTGCAGTCGTCTTCGGTGCAGCCACAGACGCGACAGGCGGGCTCGCTCTCATCAGTCATTGAGACTCGAGGACTGTCCGGTTTTCTCAAGATCTCCTCAGAAACGACGCCGGCCAGTTCGACGCCGGACTTCATGAACAGATCGATCAGCTCCGGTTTCTTGCAGCTGTCGAACTTGCCGCGCTTCTTGAGCAGGGTTTCGAACAGGTAGGACTTGGCCGCGTCCTGGGCGAACACGCCGAATTGCTCGCCGATCGCCAGGATCTCGGCCTTGGTTTTCTTCTGCAGGTATTCCCTGGTGATGCGCCACTCGGTCTTGAGGTCGATGCCGACAAGCTCGGCCACGGCCCAGCGATCGGCCGCGGTAAATTCGGGGCTCATAACCACACGCACGGCGAGCTGCTGCAGGATGTCGGCAATACGATGGGCCCGATGTTTGCCGGGCTCATGGCATTCCATGCCCCTCAGAGCCTGGATGGCCTCGGCAGTGTTGAGACGGTACCACCACCCCTCTTTAGGCACTTTGAACCCCAGCATCTGCCCGCAAACCTTGTCGATACCCTGCGGGGCGCCGGATACAAGGGCCATGACCACAACGATCAGCCCGGTGGTGTCGAGCGGATCCATCTGGCGAATCCGGCCAGGAAGTGTGTCCTTGAAGAACTCCTCCCTGAAATGCTCGCCGTGCCAGGCCACTCGCGGCTTGTCAGCCTCAGCACCATCCCCCGAACATGTCTCTTGGTTCTCCTGCTCCCGTTTCTGCTTGACGGCACGGCCTTTTTTCGCCAGGTCGCTCCTGCATTTCGGATTCAGGCAATACCGGCCAGAGGAATGATAGGCCGGCGTACCGTCGATTCCGATCAGGCTGACGAATTGCTCGCACGCCCGGCACTCCGGAAACGGCTTTTCCGAAGCGTAGAACGACTCCCCCGCCAAACGTCCCGGCTCTGCGAACATGAACCCGTTGGTCTTGTATTTCCGCCGCAACTCGCTCGCCTTCCAGTTGGCGGAAAGCCAGTTGTTCTGCTTCTGCCTGAAGCAGCTCGGCTTCATGCACACAGCCCCCTTCAGGTCGTCCAGCGCGAACAGGCTCTTTTGCTTGTCCGTGTTGTTGAAGCACTGCGGGCAGCCCTCCTGGTCCGGGTCGAACAGCGCACTCCTCAGCCGCGGGTTGTCGTTTTCGATCCGGCGCCGCAGATCCTTCGCCGACAAGTTGTGGTTCAGCGCCATGTCCAGGGTCTCGGCGCGTTGCTTCTTGTCCTGGATCCGGATCATCAGCTCCAGGTGGGAGTAGTTCAGCTTTCCGTCGTCCCAGGCCTTGAGCGCCTTCTCAGGCAGCTCCAGCACGGCCACCCGCCGGCGGATATATCCCGGCTGAATGCCGGTCCTCTGCGCCAGGTCCTCGAGCGATCCCTCCCCCCGCTTGTCCAGCCACGCCTTGAACCCTTCGGCCTCCTCGAGCTCGGAGAGGTCTTCCCGTTGAAGGTTTTCTATCATCAGCACGTCGAAGGCCGCCTCGTCATCGAGAGTGCGCACCATGGCCGGGATGGTGGTGTTCTTCACCCCGCCGTTCGACTCGGCGATCGCCAGGCAGGCCCGGAAGCGGCGCTCGCCGGCAACAAGCTCGAAGCCCTTCCCCTTTGGCCTGATCAAGACGGGCTGCAGCACCCCCTTGGCGGCGATGGACGCCTTCAGCTCTTCGAACGCCTGCCCCTCAAACCCCCGCCGCCGCGGGTTCAACGGATTCGGCCTGATTCTGGACAGCGGTATTTCCTGGAACGTGCCCACTTCCTTTTTGTCCATGCCCACCTCCTCTGCACTCGTCTCCTATCCCCTTCCCGACAAACGCCTCCCCAGCCACAGCGGCACGATCACACGGCCGGGCCAGAATTCCGCCTGGTCCCGGCGCAGCCGCGCCGGCTTGCCGGTGGCCGCGAGAACCACCTCCACGATCTCAGCGCGTCCGGTCGGGCGAACGTCCGTGATCGGCAGAGCCATCCTGCAGCGCCTGCCGCAGCATCCATGCGGCCTGGTCCTGCCAGGTGCGGAGCTCCTCGCGGGCCCGGCGCTTGATCTGCTCGAGCAGGTCTCCATAGGCCTCCAGATTGAGAACCCCGCCGTGCGGGTCGTTGTTTTTCCCCAATACCGGCTCGCCGGGCCGGAGTATCGAGATCGCACCTGGCCGCGTATGCCGTGGCGGCGGTGGCGGTGCCGGGCCTTTCGGCGGGGCCTTGGGTGGAACCGGTTCAACTCCCTCACGCCCCATTGCCCGGAGCTGAGATCGCCTGGAGTAGATCGATCCGATCGCGCGCTTGAGCCGCTCGGCCACCTTGCCCGCCGGCTCGCGCATCGAACGGATGATCTCCATGTCCTCCTCGTCGCTGAAGGGCTTCCCCGCCATGTCCGTCTCCTCGATCGGCACGCTGAAGGCCATCGCACCGATGCCGGTCACATAGTCGACCCGCGCGCGGCAGTCCCTGCAGCCGGGGTCGTTCTTGTCGCGCGAAGCGTGCTTGCATGCGGCGCACGGTGATCTCATGGGGTCAGGTCATATCGCCCGAGCAGATATCCCAGCAGCAGGCCCAGCGCGGCACCATGGACCATGACTACGAGCATCAGCTTGGCAGTCGCGCCGCTCACTGGCTCACCCTGCGGTCCAGCGCGTACGCTTCCCACTTGGCAGAGGCGACGCGCAGCAGCCAGTCGCAGTTGTCGAAGGCTGCGCGGCTGCCGGGGTCGCGCCGGAAGGCAAGCCAGGCATCGAAGGCGCAGTCCATTGCCTGGAAAGGGCACGGCACCTGGGGTCGCGGCCGCCGGCTCTCCGGGCGCCGTATCCCCGCCAACCGTTCGGCGCAGCCGCCGTGGTACTCGCAGGCACGGCAGCAGTCGTCGCAGATGACGCCGCCCAGGCGCTCATAGGTGCAGCGGTCGGGCGAAACCATTAGGCTGGCCTGTTCCTCCCTGCCGCAGACGCAGCAAAACAAACCCGTCACCGGATCATCGCCGGTGAATAGATTGACGGCTTGCTCCATGGCCCCACCTCCTGCGGCCCTACGGACCACACCCCGCTCCCGAAAAATATGAAGGCCACGATAAACGCCAGTGCCAGGGCGATCACCGCGGCCTCCACCACCATCTGCCGGAGCAGCATCAGCGCACTCATTGCTCGCGGGCTCATCGACACCTCCCCGCCGGCCGGTCCGCCGGGTAGTCCGGCAGCGCGGACTTGATGGCCAGCATCTGCTCGTCGAAGCAGCGCTCGCAGTAGCCGTGAGAGTCCACCACCGCCACGCGGCCGTCCTCGCGCCAGCCGAGGACGTGCCCGCACACGCAGCACACCCGTCTCGTCATGTCACCGCCTCCCGTCCAGAAATTCCCGCCACTCCACCCGCCCCCAGCTCCGCATCGCCCGCGTCCGGTCCGTCTCCGCAGGCGGCGGAAGCGCCCGCTCGACCTTGGCGAGCGCCGCGTCCAGGTCGCCCACCACCCGGTCGCGGATCGCGCGCAGCTCCATGGCGAGCAGCAGGAGGTCGTTTATTTTTGCCGGTTCGGTCATCGGTATTACCCCCGTATAACCGCCGTATTACCGCCGCCCCCGGCCGGTAAGACGACGGTAAAACTTTAATATGACTGACAGCCGAGATCCTTCCTGGTATCCTCCAGCCGCACATGGTCGATCAGGCTCGGGTTGGCGCAGATGGCCGGAAGGGAGAGCAGGATGCAGCAGCGGATCACTTCTGATTTTTGCCGGTCGAGGTTGGCGACGGCCCGGTTCAGCCAATCCGAAAAATCCTCGCAGGATTTGAACGTGTGCAGGGTTTCCTTTTTGCCGGCCATTGTCACCCTCTTGGAGAGTAAAAAGTTGACTTGTAAATCTGTTGGCTGGTATGATCTGGCATCGCCAGTGAAGTGCTCATGGAGATCACAATCGCCCATCGGCCGGTCAACGGGTTCCACGAAATCGCCTTGGGGGGCCGAAATGGACCTTAAAAAGAAAATCCCCGTGCTGAAGTGCTATCAAGCATCTCCCGGGCAGGTGAAAGCCTGGTGCCCGTTCTGCGAAAAGTGGCACGCGCATGGCTACCGTGAAGGAAAACGCAGAGGACGCATCGGACATTGGGTCGCCCACTGCAGTGTTCCCGGAAGCCCCCTATTACATACGGGCTATTATCTGACCTTGATGACCCGCGCGGAGCTGAAGGCCATCGGGACTTCGGAGCAGTTTTTTCCGAAGACCGGTTCATAGGTTCTCAAACTCGTGCGTGTGTTCATCGGGGTTGAACCTGATGCGCAGCTTGCCGCCGGACAGCCGGGTGGACATGTCGCCGCGCATCACATGAAAGAACCGAGCGGCGGCCGTATGTCTCGCGATCTCGTTTTCCACCCGCTTGCATGCGGCGCCGATCGTGAGTCCCTCTTTCACGAATTGCCTGTAGTGGACCGATATTCGTTTTTTTAGCTTGGCTTTGAACTGAGCTTTGGTTTGCGGCTTTTTCATAGCTCCCATCATCAGGCGCAGGCCGCCGAGCGGCGGCCGCATGGTTCAGCGTACTCGGGAAATACCTGCTCGAACGGCAGGCCGATGGCGGCTGCGACGGCCTTAGCAACCGGCCTGGAGGTCGCTTTGCGAAAAATCACCCGCTGGACAATGGACGAGCTAACATTAAGCGCCCTGGCGATTTGAGTTTGAGTCGTCCCAGTGCGAATAAGCTCGATTTTGATCTCTTTTGGTTCCATATGATCCTCATGTTATTTTGTTACATGTTGAGTTAATTCTATACATAAAATTATTTACATGTCAAGTTATTTCTTTACATGAAAAAAATAGACCCTCACAAGCCAACATGGGATAATAACGATTGGATTATTTATCTGAATAATCTCGATCTGTTGTGTGAGAATAACAACCTGTTGAAAAAGGAGCTGAGCAAAAAAGCCGGCGTTGTAAATGCGTTTCGCACTGATGCTGGAAGGCCAAGCCAGGAAACCATGAAAAACATCGCCACCGCTTTTAACGTCGACGTTGACTGGCTCTTAACACATCACGACAGGCTTACAGCAAATGTAAATGAGCCCGCCCCTTCCTACGCCCCGCATGGCGGCTGCGCACCGGACGCCCAGGCATCGCTCGGGATTGCGAAGGGGAGCGAGCAGTGGCGGGCGTTTGCGATGCTATCGCAGATCTACGCGAGCGAGGACCAGGCGCTGATCCGCGCCATCTATTCCAACCTGTGCGCGTTTGCGGAGTCTGCTGAGCGGAAGCGGGAAAATGCGGAGCTGAAGCGGGATGTGGAGGCTTTACAGGCGCGGCTGAACGAGGTGGTGGTGCAGCTTGACCAGAAGGGCATAGTGCACTTGAATGACCGGCGCAGCGGCGTGGAGCGGCGGGTCGACCCGGATCCGCACGCCCCTGACGGCCACGACCGCCGCAGCGGGCACGACCGCCGAAAAGCCGCGCCGGGATAGCTGTCGAATTAGACTGCGAAATTTGTGCTTGCCTAAGGCGATGTAAAAGAGATCGGTGTGATATTGGCCTTTAACTCGTATGGTAGCGCAAGAGGGCCAACATGGCTGAAATCATTGTCGCCGTCATCATCTTTTTCTTGATTGCCTTTTTTCTGCAAAGCTCAAAAATGTCGCATTTTATCTCAAAAAAACAAAGGGCGGATAGATTTCGAACCGATAAAGATCCGCCACCGCCAGGTTTTGACACGCCTAAACTCATCGCCTTTGAAATTAAATTCAACAACACTCCCCCTCCCACTGCAGTAAAATCTCTAACTGAAAAAAACACGGATTACCTGGTCGATCTGTCTGCGCAAACCTGTACCTGCCCTGATTTCTTGGAGTCGAGGTCGTCTCACGAAGTGGGCGACACGAGGCGTTTTTGCAAGCACATGGTTTGGCTGTCGGTAGAAAAAGGGTTTGCGGCGGCGGCTCATCCGGCAGTTGTTTCGTTGTTTGATAACTCGAGGGACGCATGGAAAGGATTGCCTCGAGATCAACTTTTTTTAGTAGACATAGAAGGCGAATTGGCGCTTGTTTCAAAACCGGAGACGGGCGAGTGGGCGAATGTGTATTTTAGGAATCGCAACCGCAAGAAAGACGGCACCTACTCCTATAAAAGATTCGGATTTAATCTTGCAGAACAACGGTGGTCTTATGGATACGGCCCTCCGGGCGCAAAAATTCTTCGCCAAATTTTCAAATCCTGGGCATCTGAAATAGGCGTGAAATAGAGAAAACCGTTTGAACTAGTTAAATTGGAGCAATGCCATGGAGCTTCTTTTTGCGGCCGGCGTGTGGTGGGTCCTGGTCATTATCTACGCCGTAATTCTGCTCCTGTTGCCGTTCTTCATCCTTCGCATCCGCCGCGAGGTGATCGAAATCGCGCGCGACCACCGGCGAATCCTTGCCCTGCTCGAAGCGGTGATACCGCAGGAGAAAAAGCCCAAGCCGCGATCCGAGCCCAAAGTGGTCTTCACCGGCTCGCGCACCGTCAGGGTCTGCCCGAGCTGCGAGCACCAGAACGAAATGCAGGACGCGAAATGCGCCAAGTGCGGCGGAAAGCTGCTTCCCTGACATGGCGGTCACCCAGACAGCCGACGGCCGCTGGGTCGTCTACTACCGCGACAAATCGGTGCACCCGAAATATCTCCGCCGCGAGTATTTCGGGCGCGGACCTGAGGCCGAGCGCCGGGCCCACGCCCGCAACCGCGACCTCGGCCTGGCCGCGCCGAAGAAGACCTCAGGGGCCATCGGCCCCGTGTTCGCCGAGGCCGCCCGCGAATACGCCGCCGCCCACCAATTCGCCTCACCACGCGCCCGGTGGCAGCACGAGTTGCGCATGGCCTCGCGCGTGCTGCCCTTCTTCGGCTCGATCCCGGCCGCGCGGATGTCCGACAGCGACATCGACCGATACGTCCGCCAGCGCCGCGCCGACGGCGTCGCCTACTCCACGATCCGCCGTGAGCTCGTGGACGTCAAGGCGATCATGAACTGGGCCGTCCGCCGGCGCCCGCCGATCATCCCGATCAACCCCATCCGCGACTACCGCATCCCCGCCGAGGACCTCGAGGTGATCATGCCGCCCACCTCGGCCGAGCTCGCCGCGATCCTGGCCGTGGCCCCGGACCACCTGCGCCGCATCACTCTTATCGCCTACTTCTGCGGCCTGCGCCCGGGCCCGGTCGAGTGCTATTCGCTGCGCTGGGAGATGGTCGACTGGGAGGCTGACCTGATCATGGTCAGCGCGGCCCAAAAAGGGGGGCCGGCCAGGCGCAGCGTCCCCATCCATCCGGACTTCCGGCGCCACCTCGAGGAGTGGCACCGGGCCGACTCCGCCCGCGGCATCCCCTGGATCGTGCACTGGGGCGGCAGGCCGATCAAGGTGATCGCCACCGGTTGGGCCTCGGTCCTGCGCAAGGCAAACATCACCCGCCGCCTGCGCCCCTACGACATGCGTCATTTATTTGTCACCCAGGCCCTCGAGCGCGGCGCCGACATCAAGGCCCTCTCCCAGATCGCCGGTTCCCGTCCCGAAACCCTCATGCGCTTCTACCAGCACGTCTCCGGCGACCTCCACCGCCGCACCGTGGCCTTGATCCCATCACTCGGAGATACCGGCGATACAACAAAACCCTAAAACACTGTATTAACTAACTATAGCAGCACTGTTTAACCCGAACAGGGTTTTTTATTATGCACTAAAATAAATGCTTTTTTTACTTATTTTGGAGATAATTTCGTATCTCCAAAATAAATCTGGGCGATGCTTGCCGCACACAAATAAAACATCTGCCATCGCGCCTGTTGACTCGGGGGATTATAATGTGTCAAAAGGCTTCGAATCGAGTCAACTTTTCCCGCGTAATGCCGATCGTTATTTTCGCTGTGAGATATAACCTCCCATCCGTTTGAGGAGGCCAACCCGAAGCGAAAGGGCCGGCGATGGAAAGCCAGAAGACCAGCATGGTGTTCAACTGTTTGATCAAAAAAGATGGCGCGCTGTATGTCGGGCACTGCCTCGAACTGGACATAGTTGCCGCGGGCGATACGCTTGATGGAGTAAAGAGAGATCTCAACGATCTCATTCGCGCCCAGGTCGATTTCGCCTTCAGCAACAATAATCTGGATTACCTTTATCACCCGGCGCCGGCGGAAGTCTGGGAAGAGTTCTACAGGTGCAAATGCGCCAAGGAGCAGAAAATCAAACTGTCAGCCCCTTCCGGAAAAGGCCCCCACGCTTTCATCCCTCCCTGGATAATCGCAAAGATGTGCCTGTCCGGGAAGTCCTGTCGTGTCTAAGACCAAACCCCTCAAGCTCAGGGAACTCCTCAAAAAGCTCAAGCCCCACGGCATTGTCCCGATGTCAAAAAAACAGCGCGGCAAGGGCTCCGAAACTATCCTCTTCAGGCCAGATGCTCCCGGATCGACCAAGGGCCCCCAGTTTCCCATTAAAAACCACGGCCCTGGGACGGAAATCTATAAGCCGGTAATTGCCGGAATCATTCGCCGGTTTGGCCTCCCCGATAATTTTCTCGATTAATCGATTAGATTAAAAAAAGAGCCCGCTTGCAGAATGCAGGCGGGCTCTTTTATTCCCGCCCGGCCGGAGGGGGTTGGGTCCGGCCGGGCGGGCTCGCGCGGAGGGAGGAGGCGGAACTCTCGCGCGAGGGATGGATCCAGCGTCCCGGAGCGCCGGATGTCGTCAGCTTGGGATGAGGCTCTCCTCGCTCAAATATAAGGCCCCCAGCTGCCTTGCGAAAGACCTGGGCAAGCTGTAGGCCGCGGCGTAGACCGGATCCTGGCGGCAGGCCGGGCCGCCCTCGAGGGCGGTGGCATAGGCGATCCGGTCGAGGCACTCGGTGCAGCGGCGCTTGTTCTTTGAGCGGTGGCCGAATTTGCAGGCGGCGCAGGGGCTCATGGTGCGCATGGTTTCTGCTCCAGGGGTTTTTGTTCGAACACCTTTTGCTCCACCTTGGCGCTGAGGTACTTCTCCAGGTCGCCCACGGCCTCCTTGAGCGTGTCGGCAAGGTAGCCGGGGAGCTGCTGGCGGATCCGGGCGACGGCGAGCGTTTTCAGTTTTTGCGCCTCCTCCGGGGTGAGCTTGCGGCCCGCGGTGTACTGCTTGGCGCGCTGGTTCAGGTCGGCGACGATCGTCCCGGCGATGAAGTCGAGCCGGCTCATGGCGTGCTCGACCCCCTCGCGGAGCTGCCGGTTCTCGATCGCGGCCACCTTGGCCTTGAGGTAGGCCCGGAGGAGCACCAGGCCGTAGCCGGCCAGGGCCGATACGGCGGCGGCCAGGTAGGGCAGCGCGGCGGTGAAACACTCGTTTAAAATCTCCTTCAACTCGGGGGCCATTTCGTCCCTCCAGCCAACTCATAGCGAAAGCGGCTCATGTCGAATTTGAGGCCCGGGCAGCTCTTGTTTTTGTCAAGTTCGCGGTGGCCCTTCACCTGGGCGAACGGGATCCCCCAGCGGGCGCAGATCCAGCGGGAGAGCGCGAGGGCGCGCTGCCAGATCTGGTCGGAGGGCGGGTACAGGTCGAAGTCGCCCACCACGCAGAGCCCTAGGGTGGTCTCGTTGTGGCCCCGGCAATGGGCGCCGGGGCGGTCGGGCATTCGGCCGAGGAGGATCTCGACCTCGCCGCCCACCCACTCGATCCCGAAATGGTAGCCGATGTCGGACCAGGGCAGGCCGCGGTAAGGGCTATCCGGGTGCTGCCCCGTATGCCAGCGGCGGATCGCGGACCAGGAGACGGTGCCTGAGTCGGCCGTGGCGCTGCAATGGATGATGAGCTGCTCGGGCCTGAACATATAAGCAACACCTATCGCGGCTGGCAGCCGCTCCCACAAATAGAGGATGCGCTATTCCGGATCCGGGAGGTCGTAGGGGCGGCGCTGGACAAAGCCGCGCTTGGTCTCCTCGTAGATCTGGTCGGCCTCGGCCTCGGTCTTGCCTGCGATCCGCATATATTCGAAATAGGTCTGGAGCGAGAGCCTGGCTAGCTCGAACATTCCGGCGACAATGACGGTATTCATGGCTTTAGCCTCCTATAGCGGTTTGTTGTTTTAAGGGCAGTCGGTACGGCCCCAGCCCTGGACGAAAAGCTGGTAGTCCAGAATGTTGCACTTGCCGTCCCGGTTCAGGTCGCACTCGCAGTCGTTCGGCAGGCCTCCCGACCCCGCCGGGGTGCCGCAGTCTTTTCGGCCCCAGTCCTGGATAAAAAGCTGGTAGTCGTTCATGTCGCAGGCGCCATCCTTCACCAGGTCGCAGGCGCAAGGCAGCGGAGCCGGGCCGCCCTGGGGCGTCGGCACGGTGCCCGATCTCATGGTCGCCGCGGTTTCAACCCCGCCGCTTTTCGGCGCGGCTTCAACCCCGCTTTTCTTCTTGCTCAAGACGCTGCGCTGGAGGCTGTCCAGAAGGCCCATGATAGCGGCCTCATCCGAGGGGGAGGGCGTGCCGCCGGCGGCCACGACGAGGTCGTAGGCCTGGATCATGGGGTAGATCGCGGTAAGGGCCTCTTTTTTCGCCCGCAGGATCTCTTTTTCCGCGGCGGTGAGCTCCGGGTAGGCCGCCTGGGTCAGGTAAAGGTCATATTGCACGTTGTAAACCTGCATGAAAAAGGCGGCTTTCTGCTTGGGGCTCCATTCGGTGATGGGTTTCACCTGCTGACCGGCGCAGGCAACGCAAACGAGGCAAATCATCAGACCCGCAATCATTTTTCTCATCACTTTTCTCCTTTCCTGTTTTTGACGTAGTGGTCGAAGCTGCTCTTGATGCCGCCCACCTCGACCGCCAGGCTGCCGAGCTGGGTCAGGATCACGTCGCGCTGGGCCTCGCGGCGGGCGTCCATAGAGTCGAGCTTCGCCCGCAGATCGGCGATCTTGCCGCAGAGGTGCTGCTGGCACTTGGTCTGCTCCTGGCCGCACTCGGCGCGCATGATGTAGATCGGGGTGCCGTCCTCGCGGTAGAGGGCGCGCTTCCATTCGCGGCGGGCCAAGGATGTCTGGCGGCGCATGTCGTACCAGACCACTCCAAGGAGGCCGGCGGCGACGGCGCTCGGAAGCCAGGCGGCGTCCATCAGGCGGCCTCGTCGGGGTCGGTGTTGATGACCCAAAACTCCCCCGCCTCCTTTAGGGGGAGATTGGTGCCGAGCGAGGAGCTGTAGACCGCGGACACCTTGATGCGGCGCTTCTCGCGGGGGTTGGCCTCATCGAGGATCGCGAGATCCGCACCGCTTAAAACGATCGCGATGCTCGCCGCCGGCACCAGGGCGACATTTTCCCGGCTATTGACCACGGCCCCGTTCTGCGCGTAGAGCGACCAGCTCGCCGTGGTCGGAATGAGCGGGGCGCCATCCTCGTCGGCGAAGGTGACGATCACGCCGAAGGTGCTCTCCTTGTTGGCCGTCTTGCTCAAAGCGATAGGCATTCGTTGCACTCCATGGCGATTGAGGGGCGTTTCACCGCGGCCGAAAGCGCCGGGGCCTTGCCCGTTAAAGCCATACCGGCCGCAGCGGCCGAAAAGCCCGCTGCCGGCGCCCGGCCGGAAAGGCCGACCGCGGCAGCGGCCGCCTCCAGGCTTACAAACATGCAGGCGTAGGCATATTCGACGATCTGGAAGGCGTCGTTCTGGAACGCATTTTTCTGGAAGGCCGAGTTCATTCAGCTTTGACCATGGTCGCCTGGATGTCCATCACGGCGTTGGTGTACCATTGCGCTGCGAAGGTCTGCGCCTCCTGGCTTTTCATCTGCCACTCCTGGTGCAGCATGTAGCCCCAGGTGACCTGAAAATTGCATCGGTAGAGCTTATCGGTGTGCGGGGCGTTGGCACGGCGCCAGTCGCGCGATAGGTAGAAGAACCAGAATCCGACCACCGGGGGCCACTTGTGGGTGGGATCCCCCATGGAGCGCTCCGAGAAGCCGTATGGGCTTTGAACGACCGCCTTGCCGCCCGGCACAAGGACCCTCCACATTTCGTTGACGATGTGGGCGCGCTCGGCCGGGTCGAAGTGCTCGATGAAGTGCGAGGCGTTGATCTCCTCGACCGAGCCGTCCGGCCAGGGCCACGGCTTGGTCAAGTCCTGCACCAGGTCCACCCCCGGAAACATCTGCGCATCCACCCCGAAAAAACCCGGCCGCTTGTTGATGCCGCAGCCGAGATCCAGCCGGAGCAACGCCCCCGCCGGTGCCGCTTTTTGCTTTCTTTTTTTCATCCGCTCCTCCTCGTTTTGTTTTCACCAGACAATGTCGCGCTCCACTTCGTAGTGCCCGACCCGGACGCGGGTATCGACCGCGCAGCGGTGGCCGTGCTTGCGCGCCTCGCTCCAGAAGTAGAGATCCTGGGTGGTCACCCCGCCCTGGGTGCGGGTCTTGAACAGCACCTCCGGCAGGCGCGGGTCTTTCAGGCGCTGGAGCCGGAACAGGCAGAAGCCCATCCCAAGGCCGCAGCACTCCTGCAGCCCCTCCGGACGCGGCACCTGGGGCCTGAAGTTCAGCACCGGGTCGGCCGGGTCCCCCCAAATCTGCGGCACCCCGCTCTCCCCCTTGGTCCAGTAAAGCCCGGAGATCGCCGTAAACTCCGGGTGGGCCTCGGCCGACTCGATGAGCTTCAAAAGGCCGTCGGCCGGGGGCAGGTTGTCGTGCTCCACCGTGAGCAGGAACTCCCAGGTGGAGAGCTCCGGGTGGGCGAGGATCCAGCGCACCGTCTGCGTGTAGGCCTCGCCGACCTCCATGCCGAGCGCGGCCATGCGAAAGACGCCGTTGTTCGGGGGGAAGATCAGGTACCAGAGGGAAAGGGCCACCTTGGAGGGGATCCGCGCGTCGGCGGGGATCACCATCACCACCCGCTGCCGCTTCCAGGCCCCGGAGGCGAGGATCCGGCCGGAGGCCTGGGAGAGGTTCTCGTTGTGCGCGCCCTCTGAGGGCAGGACGATTTGAGGGGTGATCATTTTCGCGTTCCTTTATACCGAGCCGCTAATGGCGAACCAGGAGGGCGGGCGTGCCGCCAAACTCGCGGTTCCGTCGATCTGGCTGAAGGCCACCGAGCCCGGCAGCGTTGTGGTCGAGGCCGACAGAACGCCCAGGCCGGGCGGCCATTGTCTTGACCTGTTAAGGGGGGCGTTCCATTGGCCGCTAAAATGGGTGTTCATTTGGCTAAGGAGAATCTGACTCAGCGAGCAGTTGTTGCCGCCGGTCGAGGTCCGCGTCATAATTCCGACGTAGTAGCGGCCTTCTGTAACGGTCGTGGTCCAGGGGATCGTCAACAGCCGGATTCCATGCTGGCTGGCCGAAAGGCTGGTTCCCGTATAACTCATCGTCGAGTTGAAGCTCGTGCTGTGCAGCAGGGAGAGGGTCGATTCGTTTTTGGTGTAAAACCCCATCCAGCCCGAGAGGGTGACCGTCCCGGAGCTGCCGGTGGCGTTCGAGAAGTAGAACGGCATCGCGATCCGGTCGAACTGGACGTTCTGGCCGACGGCCGGGGTCGGTATCGGTACAAATTGCAGGGTCGCGTTGCCTTGCTGCCCCATGACGTTCACGCCCTCGTTGAAGGGCCACCAGAAGGTCGCAGGGTCCCCGCCGCCGCCCGCTGCCGCCTCGATCTTGATGATGCTGCCGTTGCTTCCTGCGAGCGTCACGTTGTTCCCGGCCGACAGCGAAATGGTCGAGCCCGAGGCGGTCGAGGCGTTCGAGGTGTTGCCGATCAGGTGGAACCAGTTGGCCTCGGCCGCCGCCCCTGGGGCCGCGGCGCTCAGGCTCAACGTGAAGCCTGCGCTGTTGCTCCCCGTGGTGCCGGAGAGGTTCGTCAACTGGAGGCTGGGGTTGCCGTGGGAGTGGTTCGAGAGCGCGGCCGTAGTGAGGCCGTTGTGGGACGCGGTAATAGTACTAGCGTTCAGGCCGAAGCTTATCCCGTTGCTATTTGAAAAGACGATGGTGCCGCCCGAGTGCGACGCGGTGCCTGCCGAGATCCCGCGGATTGCTTCACCCGATACATAGAGAACGCTTCCAAATTGATAATTGCAGGTGATGATCCCGGCGCCCTGAAATCGAAGGCTGTTCCCGACAATAGAGGCATCCGTGTTTTGAGCTGAGATTCTGGTTAAGCCGGCGTGGTGTCCGTAAAGGGCATTTCCGTTTATGGTGAGCATTACAGGAGCATTATAAAATAGGGTGCTTGTAAAGCTCGTGGCGGTAGTTCTCGAATCCCAATTCGTTAAAAAAAGAGTGCCGGAGGATACCGTGACGTTCGAGTCCGCGATCGCAACGGGGGCGGGGCCGCCGGGGTTCGCCACCGAGAGCGAGAGGTTTAGACCGTCCGTGTTGTTCGTCATGGAGCCGGAGACGTTAATCCCGGCGAAGGTGGTCCCGGTGCCGGCCCGGCCGGTGATGATCGCGCTCGTGTTGCTCGTGTGCTGGAGCTCGTGGGCGATCCGGACCGCGCCGGCCTGGTTGCTGAAGGTGACCCCGTTCGCGTTGTCGAAAGAGAGGGTCTGGAAGGCTGAGCTGCCGCCCGAGGCGCTGAAAGCGTGCGAGTGGTTCGAGAGCGCGGCCGTGGTCAGGCCGTTGTGGGAGGCGGTGATCACCCCGCCGGCCAGGCCGAAGCTCACGCCGTTTGAGTTCGAGAGCGTCAGCGTGGTGGAAGCGGTGCTCACCCCGCCGTTCACCACCAGCGCGTTGATCCCATCCGCGCCGCCCGCCGCCCCGCCCGAGATCGTGATGGCGTTCCCGTTCTGCGAGAGGGTGATGTTGTTCCCGCCGGCGAGCGTCAGGGTGCCGGAGGAGATTGCGGCCCCGGCCCCGGCCGTGTTGCCGCTGATCGTGACGTTGTGCAGGTTCTGGGTCTGCACCGACTGAGCCGCGGCCGAAAGCGAGAGGGTGAGGCCGGCCGAGTTGCTCCCCGTGGTGCCGGAGAGGTTCGTCAACTGGAGGCTGGGGTTGCCGTGGGAGTGGTTCGAGAGGGCGGCCGTGGTGAGGCCGTTGTGGCTGAGGGTGATGGTCTGGCCGTTGATCCCGACCGAGATCCCGTTCGCGTTCGAAAAGCGGGCCGTGCCGGAGGTGATCGAGTTGGCCCCGTCGTAGAGCGCCACCCCGCCCCCGCCGCCGGGGGCCGCCACCGAGAGCGAGAGGTTCAGGCCGGCGGTGTTGTTCGTCATGGAGCCGGAGATGTTGGCCCCGGCGAAGGTGGTCCCGGTGCCGGCCCGGCCGGTGATGATCGCGCTCGTGTTGCTCGTGTACTGGAGCTCGTGGCTGATCCGGACCGCGCCCGCCTGGTTGCTGAAGGTGATCCCGTTCGCGTTGTCGAAAGAGAGGGTCTGAAAGGCCGAGCTTCCGCCCGAGGCGCTGAAGCCGTGGGAGTGGTTCGAGAGCGCGGCGGTGGTCAGGTAGTTCCCGGCGCTCAGGCTCAGCGTGAAGCCGGCCGAGTTGCTCCCCGTGGTGCCGGAGAGGTTCGTCAACTGGAGGCTGGGGTTGCCGTGGGAGTGGTTCGAGGGCGCAGCGGTGGTCAGGTAGTCGGTCTTGACCGACGCCCGCAGGCCGTCGGTGCTCGTCTGCCAGGTCACGCCGTTGGTCTGGACCAGGGCCAGGGTGGAAAAAACAAAGGAGCCGTTCGGGGCCGAGACCGCCACGGGCTGAACGCTCTGCGCCTCTGCGTGAAACAGCAGCGATCCGGCGGAAATCGCCAGGGTCATGTTGTTCCCGCCGGCCAGGACCAGGCCCGAGGTGCCCGACCAGGAGGAGGCGTTGCTGGTATTCCCGCCGAGGCTCAGGGCCATCGCGTGGCCGCTGTTCCAATCGCTCGGCCGCACAATCCCCGTATCCGATCCGTCGGCGATCGTGAGCGTCTTGGGGTGCTGGATCATCATGGCGTCAACCCTTTACCGGCAAACTGTTAGCCGCCAACGGCCTTGCGAAAAAGGCCACCAGGAGGGGCGGGCAAAACGAAATACCGCACACCGAAAGGGCCGGCCGGGCCGCAGGCCGCAGGGTCATGGCTCCAGGCCTTGGTGGAGGACCGGAACGGATCGGCGACGCCCTGAACGTACCGCAGCGTCTCGACGCCGATCCACCAGTCGCCCTCCGAGGGCATGGTCACGACGGCCTGGAGGGTTGCGACCGGATCCCCCGCCTTGATCCCGGCCGAAACCAGGTCCTGCCGGACGTAAAGCTGATATTTGATCGTGTCCGTCGGCTGGATGGGGGCGACGGCATCCCATCCGACCGTGACCTGGTTGGCCGTGTGCCAGGTTTGCGCCTGGCCGGCCGTGGATAGCAGGCAGAGCGCCAAGACCAACAAAATGGACTTCTTCATCTTTTTTCTCCTTATGCGTCGTAGAGGTAGCCGAACAGCTCGGCGGTGGCGGTAACGTCGGCGGTGGCGCCGGTGACCGGCTTGATGCCGAACTCGTCGCCCGCGTCGAAGACCGTGAAATTGGCGTTGTCGCCCGAGATCACGCGGTACTGCGCCGGGCCCAGGCCCGAGAGGTCGATCGCGTTGACCCAGGTGTCGGCGTTCGCGCCGTCGCCGAGATCAAAGTCGGTGCCGCCGGCCATGCTGCCGGAGGGGTTTCGGATCACGACGCGGGTCACGACGAGCTTTTTTCCGGTCGGGACCGTGTAGATCGTGGTTTTGGCGTCGCCGTTCTGGACGTTGACGGTCACGCGCGCGAGCAGCCGCTCGCCCACCTCCTGCGGCTCGCGCGCCCAGGCGCTGCCGCTGTAGACGTAGCAGGCGTCCTCGTCCCACACCCACACGCGCAGCCCCTCGATGGGGGGAAGCTTGTACCAGGCGCTGCCCAGGTAAAACACGAGATCGTTCACGGCAAAGGAGGACCAGGCGCCCGTATTGCCGCCGCTGCCGATGATGTAGGCGCCGTTTTCGACCGGGGATCCGGGCGGGGAGGTCGGGATGTCGCGCACGCCGGTCATGAGGGCGGAAAGGTATTTCACCATGTTGTTCACGGTGAGGTATTTTCCCGCCTGGGTGTCGGTCAGCTCGGTGATGCCTAAAGCGTTCGCCATGGGACCTCCGGTGGGTCGGCCCGCCTGCCGGTCTGCCGGTCTATCCGGTCGGGAAAGCCGACGGGACAGACGGGCTGACGGGCCGACCGGCTGACGTTAAAAGTCATAGCGGGCCGCCGTGCCCCAGCCGACCACGGCGCTCTCCTGCTGGATGAGGAGGTAGGCGCCGGCAAGGCCGGAGGGGAAGTCGGTTGCGATGTCGGCCGCGCTCCAGGTCGCGGTCTCAACCGATGCGGTCAGGGTGCGTTTCAGGGTGTCGCCGCTGTTGTAGATCCGCACGCGGTAGGACTGCGAGGCCTCGCTCATGGGCAGCTCGCCGTCGCCAAGGTCGGCCACGGTGAAAAAGAGCCGGTCGCCGCGGCGCCAGGTGATGACGGCGTCGCCGTCGGTCTCGAAGCCGACCGCGATCCCGGAGGGGGGCATGGGGAGAAGCCCCCGGCCGAGGCCGGTGTAGCTGAACTCGGAGCCGGCCACGGCCACCCGGCGCATGTCGGTCAGCTGGTAGAGGCGCGCGACGCCGATCAGGGCGGCCTCCAGGTAGACCCGGTCGATCGAGGGCAGGCCGTAGAGCAGGACGAAGCCCTCGCCGCTGCCGTGGCCGGCCATCTCGAAAGCCGTGCCGTAGAGGCCGCGCACCAGGCCGGTCAGGGTGTAGCTGTTGCCGCTGCCGGCGGTGGCCGTCTTGAACTGGATCAGCTCCCATCCGTTCGCGGCGCTGCCCACTGCGGCCAGGTTGTAGCCGGCGAAAAGCTGCTCGTCGGTGGCCGAGGCGAGGGTCCGGCCCGAGTCGGCGAGATCGACGGTCAGGCTGGCCGCGTAGTCGATCACGCCGGGGGTGCCGTTCGGGAGCGTCGTGGTGCAGTCGCCCACGTAGCCGGAGAGCGTGTCGGCCACGGCCCCGTCCTCCCAGGTGCCGCCCGAGTCGTGGGAGATCAGGAGCGCCCCGCCGTAGTAGGCGCCGGGCGCGCCGAAGAAAACGACATAGACGCCCGCGTTGTCGTCGATCGCGGAGAGAACCGGGATCTCCAGGAAAAGGGCGCTCGGGACCAGGTTGAAGCGCGAGAGGTCCTCGGCCGAAATGCTGATGTCGTCGGCCTCGGCCGCGCTCGCGCGGGCGGCGGCGTCGTCGGCCGCGGCGGTGAACTCGACCACCGCGCCGCGCCGGGTCATGGAGAGGATCCGCACGTTGCGGCCGTCCACGGTGACAACGTCGTTGGGGGCCAGGTAGAGGTATTTCAGCCCGGTCGCAAAGCGCACCTGGCGGCGGTCGAGCCAGAGGCCGTCGAGCATGATCTCGGCGGCCTGCTTGGCCTGGCCGTCGGTCATGACGATCCCGACCCCGTTCGAGCTCATGACCTGGGGGCTTTTGTCCACGCGGACGGCCTGCTGGGAGGCGATGTCGAAATCCCGCTGGCGGGACTCGTAGGAGAGCACCAGGTGGGTCGGCAGCTCCGAGGGGGTGCGGGGGTCCTCGACCAGCGGCTCGGGCCTGGCGGATCCGGGCTCGTGGGCGGCGAGCTCGCCGGCCGCGATGGCGAGCAGGGCGGCGGCGCCGCGCTTGGCGAAGACGAGCTTCCAGTCGAGCTCGACCAGCTCGGCCGCGAAGATCTCGCGCAGGGGCTCGATGGCGAGCCGGGCCGTCATCTGCCGGGAGACCCCGTAGCCGTAGAGGGTGTCGGCGTCGAGGGCCGAGGCGTCCACGTCCGCGGCAGCGAGGCCCGCCAGGGTGCAGAGCTCCTCGATGGCGGCCGAGGCGAGCTCGTGGGTCTGCTGGTAGGGAGGCTCGCCTGGAATATAGGTGCACTGACCCCCGCTATATGTCTGCGGCGTCCAGTACGAATCCAATGTTCGATCGACCCACGTGCCGCCGCTGTAAAATTCGATCTTGGTTATGTTGTGATCGGTCGCCATCGAAATCAAAATTTTGGCGATGTCCTTGTCCTGGACCTCCCCGCTGATGTCCTCCTCCCAGCTGTAAGTATTGCCGGCAACGTAGGTGCCGAAATAGGAGACGCCGTCATCCCTTGAAATATCCGCAAATTCGCTGCCTACATAGTACAGGCCGAACGACATCGAGCCGTTGTTTTCCAGGTGCTTCCAGGTGATCTTTATTTTGGTCGGCCTGTATCCGGACGCCCATGTGCCCGACACGCCAAGCATTGAATAATAGCCGTAGGCATAATAGGGATCCCATTCGCCCCCGCCGCCCTCCCCGGCTGTGCCCAGGCCTGTCCGCACGATCTCGGCCTCGATGCGGGGGAGCTGGCCGAATTCGCCGATGGGAAAGTCTTTCAGCATCAGGCCGCAGCGGCCGCGGAAGGCGGGGGCGTTGCCGGCGCCGACGGCCGCCTCGTAGGTGGGGTCGGCGAGCTGGGAGGCGGTGCCGAGGTAGATCTTCGCATACTCGGCCAGGCGCTCGGCCGACTTGCTCTGGTTGGCCGCGCCCACGGCCGGGTCCCCGGCGTAGAGCGGGTCGTTCGCATCGCGCACGTCGTACCAGACCTCGTTGTTGACCCACACGCGCTGGATCTGTTTGATCTCCCCCTCGCAGAACAGCAAAAACATGCTGGCATAGTATTCGCGGTAGTTCTGGTAATACCGCTCGCCGTTCTGGCGGTGCTTGGTGCGGTAGGCCTTCTCGCGGACGTCGCTCATCCAGGCGAGGTTGCCGGCGTAGCGCTTGGTGCCCCGCAGAATCGGGACCGGGGCGCCGTAGCTCGAAATCTGCACCCGGTTCTCCATGGGCTCGGGGGGTTTGACCTTGGACTTTTGCGGCTCGGCCGGAAAGAGGTAGCTCCCCGCGAAGCCGGCGAGCAGCCCGCCGATCGACATGCCGATGGCGGTGCCGTAGCCGGGGGCGATGATGCTGCCCACGATGCCGCCCACGAGCATTCCGCCGATACCGATCAGGCTGCCGAGGTTGATGCCCATGGTTT